GGCGTATAATCCTGCAAAAAAGTTACCTGTTTATATAACAGAAACTTATTCTCCGAGCTTACAACTACACTCAAAGAAAAGGGGGATAAAAAAGCATCCGGTTTTGCTAAAAATTTATTCGAGGTAGTTAAACTTCCAGACACATTTCTACGGAAAACATCAAGCTGACATTCTTTTAGAATCCGTTCTTCGGAATTTATAATAAATCTGGATAACTGATTCGTGAATGTCGTCTCCGTATTCTGGGTATAGTCCTGAATGGCCGTTTTTAATGTTGTAAAAGTATAAGCCATACTATGCGCTCACTGTTACAGGACCAGCCGAAGAAAATCCTCCACCGCCCTTGGTGTTTCCTGTGGATGCCGTTCCACTTCCAGAAGTAAACGTATAACTATCGGAGTTGACCTTTGTGATAGAGAATCCACTGGAGTCCTCTATGGCGCTCTCGGTGAATCCATCAAAAGATTGTACTTTCCTAAAGCGCACTGTATCTCCAGTACTTCTTCCATGCCCAGGTTCAGTAACAGTGATAACGGCTGATCCACTATTCCCAGACTCAAATGAATTAAAAGCAAGAAGTACCGTTGTGGCCGGTTCAGTTCTATCGGGCCGGCTTATTCTTAAAGCTTGGGGATCAGTGATATGATGTCTGGGATCAAGCTGCGGCTGCTTTGCCTCAAACTCATCTCTTCCAACCAACAAGCCATTCCATTCTTTAATCATACTGGTTAAAGGGTATGCACGGCCTGACCGATCAGATATCCCAAGGGCATACTTCCCTCCAGCATATCTAGGCATCTCACACCCTCAGTGACTGATAGGTTGGAACAAGACGAAGAGGAATTCCATGATCAATGTCCTGTGATGCGGCCCTTTCAAACTCCTCTTCATAAAACGCCTTTAAGATCTGAGTCCTCTGAGGAGCCTTTTTAAGCGAGATATGATACGCCAAGCCAGCGACAAGGCATGGCAGAAACCTAAAAGGTATGTCTGGGTTATTTGTGGCAGCATCGGCATCCTCAATACGTTTGACCCTGTAATAAATCAGAGAGTCCGTTGAGTTTTCAGGGGCCGGCCAGACCGTCAATGTGGGAGTTATTTGACGATTTATATAAAACTGCGTAGGGCGCCCCTGAGTGGTCTTTGTTGGTACACTTAAATATTCCTGCCGGCTAATTCTAGTCATGCCAACATCTTCGCTACTTCTGCGAAGAACAACCTCAAGAACATCCACAGTGGATTGAACATCAGATAAACTGATAGCAGCAGAAACAGTTGTCGTAGCGGCACTGGACGATCCAGTTATCGTCTCTGAGGCAGAAAATGTTCCACTCGGAACCGTTAAGGTCATAGTGGTCGATGACGGCTTCGTTATGATATCCGCAGTAGCTCCGCTGGTTCCTCCAGTTATCGTCTCACCAACAGAGAACGACCCAGAAGCGCCTACGGTCATAGTAATTGCGCCAATAGGATAGGTTGCAACAGAAGATGAGGTGGATAATTGAGCGACGGATTGCGTTATCTGTTCAACCGTCCAAAGGTTAAGACCTCGATTAGCCCAGTCCGCGAAAAGAAGATTTAAAGAACGCCGAGCCGTCTTGGAATCATACCCAGTGCGGAGCTCAAGGCCGCATCTCTCGAAGGCTTCCTCTGTTAATTCGGCCATGTCTAGATTGAAATCAACCGATCCAGAAGTTGCCATATCTTATTCCTTAACCAAAAAGGGCCGCCTTAATTCCCATAGCCAACTGAGCAAGAATAAGGAATCCAACACCCCATAGTATTTTGTTTACATTATCCACTGATTTCTGAATATGACGTAAGTCATTTGTTTTTATGACTTCTATCTTCTCAGATAACAGCCTCAGTTCTCCGCGAATTCGAACGATATCTAGTTCATTTTTCCGTTCGATATCGCTCATTGTTTTTAGAACTCTTTAACACAATCAAGTACTATCATGTATGTGTCCGCAGCCCCATGCCCAACAGTAGTAAACCTTAAATCTCCCGTGGGACTGGAGGCACTGTTAACAAGTCCTCCAAAAGAAGAAAAGTCGAAATCTCCTTGATAACCAGAAGGAACCTCAACTGCCAACGTATCAGTGCTGGCATCCCATAGAATCTTTACTGACAAGCCAATGGTGCTAAACCATATCTTGCTGATACGAAGATTGCTACAAGCGGTGCCGTCTTGAAGAGTTGATAGGCCAGAGACATCTACTGCCAAAACAGCACTCTGGCCAGTATCAACATAGGTGTAAGCAAAAGATTTGACTAGTTTTCGAGGGCCATCCTCAATGATCTTCTCGGTAAAAGTATCGGCCATAGCCTACTCCTTAGTTTCTCCTGACAAGACCATCATCTTCTACGGTTGATCATTAAATTGGATCATGCCATCCGTGGTTCTTTGAGCGGCAACCCAGATATAATCGCACCAGGCAGCATCCGCCGTAGTCGTACCAGATATGGCACAAAACCACGGAGTCAAAGCCGAAGTTGGAATATTCGCCGTAGTGGTGGTTTTCAAGACACGGTCAACATAAAACTCAACCTGTCCCGTCCCTTTGACAATAAAGCCTAAACGACGAGTGTTGGTAATATTTGAAGAAGACTCAGCCCCATCGGCAAAATCAATTCCCGTATCAGTCTTGGTTTCCGTTCCGCCACTATCGCAGTTAGCGTAAATATCAGCGGCGCCTTCAACCAGCAAGAAACCAATCTGGTTATTTGCCGTGAAGGGAACGCCAGTGGCAAATGTGCCATTTTCTGCCAGACCAACGAACATATCCATATCATCAGCATCAGCCACAGCAACCTTGGCCTCAAAAAAGATAAGCTTGCTTGCTTCGGCCATGAAAATTTCATTGCCTTGGATCGAACCACCGGAATTATCGGTTGAGCCATCCCCAGTGGATTTTGCCCATCCGCCAACATGGTCAGCTAGAAGAGTTAACGTACCACTGTTAAGAACAGCCTTGGTCCAATCATCCGTGTCATCAATATCAACACCGGTGAAGTCATCATACTTGAAGACATAGTCTGGATTAACTTGGATCGGGAGATTCTTGAACCATGATCCTAAAGCGCTGGCATCACTACCGTGACCGCTATACATAATAGGACCAGAAAAACGTGTCGTACCCATTGGGGTTCTCCTTACGAAAGATATGCCCTAGAGTCTTCGTAAGCGTCTGCTGGGTCAGTCGCTAGGGCTATGAATCCCAGAAAGTGGGGAGGGGTTTCCCCCTCCCCGTATTCTTTACGCGCCAGGAGATCCAAACACACAACGTGGATCAGAGTAACCGAAGCTATAACGCTCGCGGGCCTTGAACCTTACGTTGCCTGTATCGAAATCGCCTTCCATCTTTGTAGACATCGGCATCCGCTCGAAGTGGATGAAACCACGAGGCGCATCAGTCATGATGAACCAAGCATCCGTGTCTGTCAGATAGTGGTTAACGGCATAGCCTTGCGGAAGCATTCCCATGTTCCGTGTGGCATTAATGTCGTTATCTGCCGTACCAGGACGAAGAGTGGATTCAAGAAGACGATCCGCTACAAACTGATTAGCTGCGGGAACAATCATCTTTTGGCCACGTACCGAGACTTTAAGGCCGCGCTCATCAACAAAAGCTGCAATGTCAATGAGAGCATTCTCAAGGCTCGTTTCGTTCAAGTCAGCAGCAGTGCTAGGCTCATTGCGAAGATCGTTGTTATTCACAAGAGGATGGTCCGTAGCACAAAGCTCTTTGCCGTCACCGCCAGTAAACGAGCTATCAAAAGCATTGTTCAGCGTAGCTGCACCTTTCACCTGTTTGGTGTTCGCCATGCTACGAGCCAAAGCTTTTGTGTAACGAGAAGCTAGACGGTCATAGAGATTATCCTCGATTGCTTCTTCCGTAATAGAGAAAGCAAGCGCGATAGTCTCATGCGTATACCTTGCAGTATACGCTTCTTGCGCATCATCAAATGAAATTGCCGATCCTTCCGATTTAACGGGTGCTGACCCGAAACCGGAAAGCATCACCTCCTCCTCAAATGCGCGTTCTGAGGATTCGGTATCATAAATCTCGGCAGATTCGTTGTCGTACCTGGCGTACTCAAGTCCAAACAAGGCATTGAGGCCAGGCTCTAGCTCTTTAGCTAATTGAGCTCTACTAATAGCCATCTCTCAGCCCTCCTATACGCCAGTGGTTGAAGGTGTACCAGCCGCAATAGCGCCGTTGTTGCTATTGAAGTGGTTATTCAACCGAACGATTGCACCAATGCCAGCCGCCGTGAAATCAGCATTCTCTGGATCATCAAGCCAACCCACAATCCGCATTTGCAGAGCGGCTGTGGTGGCAATCGTGCTGATTGCCAAGCGACCAAGGGACACACCAGTAGCGTCCGTCCCCGTGATAGCTGTCGAGAAGTTAGCGTTAGCAAAAACTGCGGCACGAGCCGTAGCC